AAGCTAGAGTCTTCCATTGTTTATCACTATGTATGTCACACGGCTCCCACATACGTTCATCCCACGACCATCCCCATCTAGTATTCGGTACTCCGTGCCCTACTAAAGGAGTTGGTTCGGTAACAAGCCTTACGTGAAGATGTTGGTCTCCCCCCGGGTTCTCACTTGTTTTAGCGCCCGTAACCTTCATTTTGTAAAAGGTATCAGGATTTAAACGGTTACCTTGAACTCCCGGACTGTACTGCATGGAGGCGACTTCGTCAGGTGTTATCTCAAGTAACTCAAAATTAGCTAGCGCCAACTTGTAAACTCTGCTGTCAGAGTCATAAGATGGGAATCCTATAAACGTAACATCGTCCGAAGGTTCAAAATTAGACGGCGTGGTAATGGTGTATCCGCGCTTTCTCCAATTGCTGGTTAAAGGTACTCCCCCGCCTAGGTCAGATGAGTTGAGCCACCACAGAGGGTTCCTAAATGCGCCACCGCCGTCTGAATGGTTTATGCCAATGTCTTTAAGATGCGTAGCCGAGGTCGCCAACCAAGTTCCAACTGTCGTGTAATTGGAGTCTGAGATTTGATTCTTAGTTTTGTTCCAGAACAGCGTAGGGAAGAACGCGTAGCGTTGGTTTGCGGACAGGTCAAAGGTTAGCTGGTACGTTGTCGATGGCTTTAAGGAGACCTTTGTTTCTATAGTTGGGCAATGAGCGTATCCGACCTGACTTCCTATACGGCTACCTTCCTGCCCGGAGAAAGTTATGTGAAAACCTTTTGTACTGTATTCGCCATAATTAACACCCTCTTCACGGGCTTGGACATCCGTCACAGCCTGTGGGCGGGAGAAGGGTGATGTGAGTTCTGGTCCATTCTCTTCAAGAAACCCATCCTTGCTTATAGCGCTAAAGGTACGTAGAAAAATACCTCCAGTTGTAGCGTAATCTGAATCCAATGCATCGTTTCCACTTGCTGAATAAGTGGGACTCACCACCATGTTTTCGTCGCGGTTGGCATCCCTCGTAACCCAACCAGCAACAGAGGATGTCATTTTTCCACCTAAAGTCACGTCCCGAGGAGGATGTCTAAGGTCTCCATTTGTGAATAAATTCCTTCCTCCATCCAGCTTCCAGCGAAGCCTTGTAGTATCTCTTTTATCTGCACGTGGTTTTTTAGTATGGAACGTGAGACTCTTAGGGTTATTGCTGGATATCCTGCCGTTCGGACCAAGTTGATTTGCTATAATAAAACTCTCGGTGTTACAACCTACAATTTCAATCCCAGATAAAAGTGTTGAGTTTGTGTAAATTGTTTTATTGAATCCCGCTCCCTCCTCCGCATCAGCGGGGTTTATATAAGTGTTTGCTGCACCTTCGACGAATTGACCAGTTCCAAGTCGTACTTCGCCTCCTGTAACATTGTAGTACCCGTGCCGCAACGGACCCACTCCTCCTCCAAACACTGTATGCCAGTGAGGGTACTTGTTATTAATAGTGTCTGGTTCCTGTCCCGGGAACCCGGGTAAATCCCCACCATATATGTGTTGGTGACCACTTAGAGAGAAATTATGGTTTTCAAGCAAAGGTCCGAAAGCGTGGGCAATAATATTCCTCCCTCCGGCAAACGGGTTCTCCCCATCAATATAATTACGTAGCTGCCTACCGTACTCTCGGATATATTTGGCGTACACCATATTGACTTGTGTACCAAATTTAAAGTCCAGAATAAAGTCTTCATCAAACCTCAACCAACGCGCATCTAGTTTCCCCCTACGTAAAAAGATATCAATAATGGAGCGCATAATGCTGCTCCCCATTTGGTCTCTCCACGTAGCAATACTACTACCGTTAACTTCCATATCGGCTACGCCTCTGGACCACTGGTACGAGGACGCAGGGACCCCGCTTAACGTATCAGTCGGCTTAGAATCGTACACTCCCGAGTATCCCCCGGTTACTGAGTAGAACTGGTTGGCGGAAAAATCAAATCCCTTAGCAAGATAGCCTGACGGAGTTGTCTTCCCTCTCAAAGGGTTCATCCCTGATATAGACATGTAATCCGTCGACATTACATCTCCGAATCCCGTGCGTGTGTGCGGATAGGATGGCAGGGCGTACCTAAGGTTTCTTCTTCTGGAAGTATCTCTAACAGCCGACAGTTCCCCTGTTGTCTGTTGTGCCACGCCCCAGAAAAGCTCTTCAGCGCCTGCGCCCGTCTTCGCTCCATACCACGAAGCGGAGGGCATAAACCTGCCTTGTTGTGGCGCGGCGAAAGCTGAAGCGTGTCCAACCCCACTAAAGATGCCATTTCCCGAGGTTCCTCTAAACGAACACACAGAATAGGAGTCCATAATATTAGTCTCGTAATCCGTATCTTCAGTAAGAATTGCTATGCTTTCTATGCTGCTGGGTCTGATACCATCATTTTGATAGTCCTTATCAAACATCCAGCCCGTCTCGAATTCTCCTAGAAGCTCAAAGTTACCTATCTTAAGACCGGAGAAGTTTAGACCGCCCCCCCATCGTGGGTCACCAGCTACAGCGTTTACGCCGCCGCTACCAAGAGGCTCGCTTACTTCTATATTAAAATAAGGGTCCCCCTTCCGGTCTGGGTTAGTTGTGTGCCAAGGAATCATGTAACCAGATACCTCGTACACCCCGACGGCAGACGTTGTTAACGGGAAAGAATTAGGGTTATTTGCCGGGTCTAGTGAACTTTGACTAGTCCAGGACACGAACCCGCTTGGCGGGAGTTCAGATGCAAGGAGAGAAGATATGGGAGTAGACGCGTTATAATCGTAAACCTGACCTGTTCCTGTGATAGCGTAGCCCGGGTCGAATACCTCATATTTTAAAGTATAAGGACCAGCTAGCATTTCCAATGCATCCGGAACACCCCAGATGGAAGGTGCAAAGTTAAACTGGAGGTTTGTACCTGCGGTTGCTGTGTGGGCGGGGTCAGCATTACCCGTTATTCGGTTTCGCGTTACACTAGAAGTATTCCACTCCATATAACGAGCGTCCCCATCAACAGTTGCGCTAACTCCAGTCGTAATATAGTTTCCGCTGGTATTTAATCCATAATACGTGTACCCACTGGGAGCGTAAACATTCAGAGTGGCGCCACCGTTTAGGTCTGGGACAGCACAAACATCCTCTCCAGGATGGTCAAAGGCACCGAACGAACTCGCATCCTCGTACTTGAGGAAGTCCCGCCTCTGGGGAATCATGTACTTGTCGTCCATGTACTGTCCTACGTAAATCTTATTGATAACGTGGAACGGTGCGAACTGCCTAAGAACATCAACAATAGTGTCAATTGCTTTATTGCCTATCTTATTTGTCGCTTCTGAATAAAGTAACCGCGTCTCTTCAAAATCTATATTAGCAGCATCGAGCTTTGTGAAAACCGTAGATGATTTAGAGTTCCAATAATCTAATAAGGATGCCGATTCTATATCTCCTTCCGCTATAATCTCCTTATAGTTGGGAGCCAGTTGTTGCGAGCTTGTGAAAAATTTAAAGGCTTGATTATCTCCCCACGCTAACGGGGTGTCTCCATCATCTTTTACCTCTACAACATCTCTCAATAACGTAGCAAACTGTCCTACTATCCCTGATGGGACCTGTAAACCAAAGCCGTCGGTGGGGGATTGAAAGAACCCGGATAAATCCAACACTAACCTAGGGGTTATCCTAGAATTTAAATAGAACCTATCATGTTCCCATGGGGGAACAGAAATATGTTTACCTCGGTGGAAATACGACGGGTCGGGCTGATTTGTCCAGAACGGGGTTTCAGTGTAATCTATATTCCCTATCCGAATCATGCCATGGTTGATATGAAGATAATGTAATAGAGCGTCGACTAGAAATCTACAACTAGAATCTATATCAGTACCCATGTGTACAGGGATGTCTAAGTTATTTCTGTTTGCGTAATCCCGCCAATCATTTACCGTGGCTTGCAGCGAAGTCATATCCTTTGAAACAGGTGACGCCGTGCGTATTAAGTAATACATCAAGTTAGGGAGATAACTTTCCCAAGTCTCAGTAACCCCGGAAACGGTATTGTTAGGGTCAAAGATTGAGGAAGGTATTAATTCATTTAATACATAATCTATACTATTGCGGGTGCCCTTAGATTTGTAAACATAAATGGCTTGCCTTAACTGGTTTCTCCATTTGTCTACATCATCGGTTAACAGTTTCCACCCGACATAATGTGCTAAGTAATCCAAGAAGTCCGATGGACACCTCTCGATATCTAATAAGTCTCCTATATCTGTGACCAGACTTTTTATATCGTAGAATCCATATGCAATCGCTTTCAAAAACTTAGCCATAGCACCTTTACTTTCCATTCTCTTAGGCGTTTGACCTAGGATAGAAAGCTCAAGGCTATCTTTTAAAAACAAACTATTTTCATCTTGCTGAGTTGTCCAAGTCCCTATAAGAGTCTTTAACGACTCAAGCATTTGTGTACCGGAGGTGTAGTTGCCTGCCTGGTACGCGCTAACTTGATTCCATGGATGTGGCAGGTATTCCTGGAATCCCGCACTGGTCTCTCTGTTCAACCAGAAATACTCGAATAGAAGTTTAGTCCCTGCCTCCTCGTCGAACGTATCACCATAGAAAACGTCCCCCAAGGCACTGGTTATTAAAGCGCTAGGTGGGTCGAGCCCGGGACCCCCGGACGTGTTTAAGAAATAAAGTAGTCCAAGGTGGTCAACTAAGTATTGCTGTACGAGACCGGCGTCACTAGTTGTCCTGTCTACATACGACGATACCCCTGATGCCCAGGAAGTCTGCGCGTCGTTCGCCCTGATTTTAGGCAGTAAGGAACCAGAAACATAGTGCAGAAACTCCCCTTGATTTTTAAAGTCGCTCCATTGTTTCTTATCAGCTCGTAGAATCTTTTCCGAGAATTTTTGAGGAGTAACCCGTGTTAACTTATTTTCGGGCAGATAATACTGGTATAGAGTAGAGGTTTCAGTATTACCTGATACGGGTAGTAACCCGTCTATGTGCTTTATAGCTCGGAGTAATTTTCCTAATACCGCATAATTAACATCCTCTTCCTCCCCATATAACCGAAAATCTAATTCGTCATATAGCTCAGGGACCAGGTGTTGAACCTGGTCTATGTAGTTGTACTTAAAGTACTTCTGAGAATTTCCTCTATCTGATGTGGACATTATACTAATTCAACATTTAATTCAAAATTATTCAATTGAATAATCTCGTTAAAACTTACAAAAACATCTTTGTCGATATTGTCTAATTGAAAATACCTGACCTCGGGGACTTGAAGCATGGCATTTTGAAGTTCCGAAATGGAAAGTTTTTGACCGAACTCTCTACCGTCAACATGGAAATACTTCTTAAGGTGCCCAGCAACATTTTGTTTTATCTGCTCTTCATACCTCTCTCTGTGTCGGTCAACAAAAATAGTAGCGACTAAATCAACAGTACGGATAACACCGTCAACAATCGTAATTTCGTCAGTTAGCATTTTGTACCTGTTGTAATGTGTTAGCAATTCATTTTTAAACGCGATAGATGCTCTTTCTAATTGAAGGTCCGTTGCTTTAGACAAAACATAAACATCTATCATATTAGCACTAGCTCCGTTCTTTCTTACGGAAGCAATTGCTTTGGCAGTCTGACCTGAATTTCCTACAAACGTACTCGCTAAGGTTGCGTAGTCCTCGCCCGTCACCGCTCTATATTGCGTGCGGAAAAAATAAGGCGCGTACTTTTTGGCGTGTTCTACAGTCTCAGCATCGAACCCTCCAGTACCTACGGTCGTATTTTCTATTGTGCAGGCGTAGGAGTCTCCTGTACTTTTCCCTGTTAAGTTCAGGGTATTATTTATCATACTCCTCCCAATATTGCCTCGTTCGCCTCCTCCCTTCCTATATGTTATAACATAAGAAGCAGCGGGGGTTGGTAAAGACCCTTTAACGCCGTCGCCAAACGTTAGCGTTACCCCATAATCAGAAGTGTAATCCTTTTCAAAAATGGGTTGGGTGGACCCAGACGCCAAGTACAGTTTGGAAATTTCATTATAAATAGTACCTGTTCCTTCGCTGGATGACACGGAAATACTCCCCTCAATAATAGAGGCGTCATTAACCACGACCCGCTGTATGGACTGTCCGGTGTTGAAGCTGCCTGTTTGAGTACCCAAAGCTCCCTCTAAGAGAATTAAATCATTCCACTGAGCGCCGTTGCCGTCTGCGGAGTCCGAGCGGGATAGTTCTAAGTCACCTCCATCCATCGCTAGCGTACCATTAGCATTTTGTTTGTACAAGGTATATGTTAATATTCCGGAGTCTCTAGTGTTGGGTACATTGAATTCTCTAGCGTTTTGTGATACTATGACCTCCTCATCGGCGACTGGTACTGCCGGGTTTGCGGTAAGTACTCCCGTGGCTTTACTCGCTGTGGGACCTTTCATGGACACGCCTATTAATTTCAGAAGCTTATTTAAATTGCCTACATTCTTGACGGTTGGCAAGTACATTTCATTGGCTGTCATATCAGCTTTTAACGACATCTGTGCCGCCATATAAGCGAACAATTCCAAAAGCATCTGTCCTAAGTCGGACGTTGCAAAGTTATTGTAATCATTAGGGTATACTGCTTTTAAATAATCTCTAAAGGCGACTCTATATTCATCAAAGTCGCTAAGGGAATAGTCAATCAAATCAGCCTTCTTGTTATCAGGGATAATACCTAGTTTAGCAAAGTCCGAGGAAATTGAACCATCAAACCCTGAAACATTATACAGTCCCCGAAAAAATTCATCAAGTGTTGTCATATTGTTATCTCCACGGTTTCGTCTCTAAGTAAATCATCTTTTAGTGCCATTCTTAGAGTAATGGTAAGAGTATGTTCGTTTTGAACCAGGTCCAGTTTCTTAACAACTACTCTAGGCTCGTAAGTATTAATTGCTTGTACTATCTGTTTTTTAAGACCATCAGCTAGCAAAGGGTCATTTTGGTCAAAAACACCCATGCGAAGACCTGTCCCATAATTAGGTCGCATCACTCTTTCACCTTTAGAGGTTAAAAGGAGTTGAATTAGACCATCACGAATAGATTTAATACCTTCATTGTATGTGAAAATACCCCCGGTTCCACTAACATATAAAGGGAATGCAACACCCTTCACAAACTTCCTTTTAGAAGTAGTAAGGTATTGTAAATGAGGGTTGTAATCTATTGCCATTCTAATTTAATATTTTTAAAGAATCCCGCTTGAGAGGTGTAGTTCGCGTTAGCTTCAGTTATATTTAGAGGTTTCGTATAAATCTTAAAACTACCTACAAAGCCGTCTAGCCCGCTACGAGGTACTTTTTTAGTGACTGAGCGCCCGGACATTGGGGGTGAGTGTTGTCCTTTTATATAAGTATCAGAATCTACCGTAATAAGTTCTTCGCCTGTGTTGTAAGTATGGTTGGTGTTGGAGCCTAAAAAACCTAAAGGGTAATGGAGACCATTAGGTCTAACGGATATGTTATCAGTAAACCCACCACCTATTACCCAAGGAGTAAATACAGGGTAGTTGACCCTGTGGGTATTGGATTTGGCGTCCTTTATATGTGAACCCATAAAGCTCTCCTCCCACGGGAAGCAGTTCACTACAGGGGTAGTTGGAGCATTTTTTTGAGTAAGTTTAGTCGGTATTGTCACGGTCCCTCCGATAGGGTTATGGTCAAAACAATCAGACAGAGACGAGGCTGCTAGGAGCTCGCCATCTAAAAAGACAGATATCTTGTCGCTGTTATAATCAAAGGAAACATTGAAGTGAGTAAATGTAGAACTTACATCTTGTAGGCTTTTGCCAGAATCTGTAAGATAGGATTCTTTAACCTTCATACCTAACTCACTAGTGTCTGTTCTAGCAGGTCTCATGCCTACTGAAGCATCAAAAGTTTCGGCGATACAGACGCTGTGACCCCAGTTCTTATTTGGGTCGGTGGTAGTAAGGTTCTGTCCTACGGTAGGTAATACGACGAATTCTAGCCCGCTAGTGTTAGCGGAGTTCGGCTTGCCTCTATCTCGAAAACCCATTATCAGTCCATGAGTTTTTGTTAAGTCGGGAGCTTTCGCCGATATACTTGCGTTAATATCGGGCAAAGCTCTAGCCGCATGTACGAAAGTTTTATCTACCGGACCACTATTTTCATTCGCCAATATTAATCTGTACCTATGGTCCACCGTCATCGCTGAATGCACGTTAGGTACATGAGTCCAGAAATCAAAGGAAACCCCTTCGGGTTTAGGGTAGAATAAGTTGTCTAATTTTCTAGACCCGTTGTAAGGTAGTCCCCTATTTAAATAATCAGTAAACGAGTTCGGTAGTTGTGCGTAAGACCCTTTAATTTGAGTATATCCGCTTCCCCATTTTGACTGAGCATCTAATACAGTTCCGGTCATATACGCTATCCCTGTCCCAGATGGGAAAATATGATTAGTGTCGTAAGCCACTAATTTAGCGTCCAATCTAGTGGAACCCTCAGCGGCGTTGTTTAGAGTTCTAGTGGTAGACGATGCCTGAACAACGTCGTCAGCGCGTAGAAAATTATAACAAATTAAAAGATTATCGGTAACGATATCATCAGTTATACTTTTAACTACTGGCTGCGTAGCACTATGCGCTCTAGCATTTATCGCGCTGGGACCCTCTGAATGCACCCAATCTCCTAGCCCAATCTTATCCACCGCCAACGCATTTATAAAAGAGAATGGTTTCCCCGGCGATACCACAAACCGTGGTTGGTGAGGAAACACGACTTCATCTAAATCTTCTGAGAACAAGGTTACTTTCTTTTGAAAATCTACCTTAGGGTTCAGTCCAGAACCTCGAAAGAAAGAAAAATCATTAATAGGTATTCGGGGAATGGGGCTGAACCCTCCTTTTGATAACTCAATACCGCTTGATGTTAAAGACTCAGCAGCATCACCGGCTTCGAGTCCTTTCAGAGTCGCGTACTTACCCAGGAAAGAGTCGGATGGATTCCACTCTAAAATAATCCCTGCCCCATATGCAGGGTCGTCTGCTGTAGTTATAAAATATCTCTCAGCTCCAAATGCCGCAGCCAATGAGAGTTGCTTCTTTCTCTTTTTAATTTTTACATCATAAACCGACGCCACTGCGTTTAACTGGGCGTAGGAGTTTTGAACTAATGCATCATCCACAGAGTACCCTAGAGGACCCAAAAGTTCGTGTAGATGTCCAGAAACATCTTGAATATGAGTAGCTTTATCATCCTCAAACTGTTGTATCACATCATCATGTTCAACGAAAGCTAAGTAAGTAGGGTTATCGGGCTGAACCTCATAATTCAAATCGAAGATAGTGCCTATAGCATCAGATATCTCATCTTCAGATAAGGGAGTGCCTCGCCCTCCTTTATTTGCTGCATACTCTAAATTCCACATAGTACTCGATGCACTTGGAGGTATAATTTGAGGAGGCAGTCCTCCTTTACGAGAGTCATAGTAAAGTCCATCTTTCGATAATACAAACTGTCCTTTGGTAGAAACAGGAGGACCGTACACTAAATCAAAAGTGGGTTCTGCAAGAGGGTCTTCTTCCAGTACCTGCGCTTTTAACGCAGCAAGCATTGCTTGATTTTCCCTGTAAGGTTGGATAATCTGGGATTCAATAAAGTGCTTATTATTTGCTATTACCTCTTTAGCGTAATCAGACACCTCAGGCAAATCAATCGCGGACAAGTTTAGCTTAGGCTCTAAACAATCTCCTGAAGCGCGACAGTTTAATATTTCAGTTATAGAATCCAATGTTAATTGAATTCTGTTTAACTCGTTTTGGGCTTTTGCTCTTTTAGCAAGCGCTGATTTGACCCGGTCTTTAGTAAAAGTATTATCAGTAGCTATCCCTGTCACTGTGGTCTCCCCGAAGAAATTAGCTACTTCCGAGGTAAGCGCAGTGAGCTGTGATGCAGACGGTTCTTGCTCTACAGTACCCGGCACAAAGACAGGCGCTCCACTAGGGTTAATGGTCGTGTCCTGCAAAACCTCTATACCGTTCTTAATGGAAAGGGCGGGACCTATCAAATTGTCTCGCTGCTTTTTAGCATCTTCAGCAGAACCACCCCTAACGGAAACACGCCCCTTCAAGGGGTTTCTCATAGTATAAATCCCGCTTAATTTTTTAATGCGGGTATTGAGTGTAGCCACTTTTTTAGCTTGTTCCGCCTTATCGTTTAATAAAGCATTAGACAAGCTAACCAAAGTCTGGCTAGGCATTAAGCTTAAGGTTGAGTGGGCGAAAATCATACGGTTAATAGTTTGGGATGACCCTTAATTACTGAGTGTCCACAAGTTGTGGCGTCTCCTATCCTAGCGACGGGGAACCCCTTAACCCGTAGCTTAGAGCTAGTAGTGATAACCTTCCATACGCCCGTAGCGTGTGGAGGATGTGGAAGCCCGAATGGCGCGTGTCCTGTGCCCCAAGCGGTGAGTAGAGCAATAGGTTTTCCTTGTATTCTTACATGGCAATATACAGGGTTTCCCAGCAAGGTTGCGGGGGGCGCTACGACTTGGTCGAACAAATAGGAAACAGGTTTTTGTGAAGTACTGTGCCATTGTGAACTACCCAAGCTGAGCGTCTTCTGTATGGACGCCGGTCTTTTGTACTTCATCGATATGTGGACCGGGGTGGCTCTACCTCCTGAGGGTGGCGGTATAGATATAAAGCCCTCTCCACCACCCGTCATAGGGGGTAGTAGTATCGGACTAAATAAGGTTAATAGGGTCATTCTATAGTATTTATATCTATTCGGGCATTTCTATAATTGTGCAATGGACGGACGGAGCCCATCCGTTTTCTGGAGAGTACTCAAAGTCGCCGCCTGTAAACCTATCCCCTCTACCTTGGTGGTAGTTTTTCGCTTGGTTATCGTAACCGTATCTTGTTATCGTTAAATAAACCTTTTCCGAAGGTTCAAGGTACACTAGTTCAGGGTGGTCGTATATGTATTTATACAAGTCCCAACTCTCTTTAACCATAACATTCCTGGCGTGGTCTCTACGTACTCCAGCGGGAGTGACAGAGAAAAGGTCAACAACACTTTCGAGGTGTCCAGCGGGAGCCGGTGGGGAGAAACGAACACCTAATAGAATTGCGGGGCTTAGGAAGGTATTGGTTATTAGCTCTATATCTATAGGGAGGTTTCTCCGACTAGATATAGCCTTATTAAATCCTGCGTCGGAAACCTGTAGCCCGCTAACATCGAAGTACGAGGGGAAATTGTGTGGTAAAGGAACCTCGGGAAAGAATGCACCCTGACCTGCTCCGGTTCCTGATGCAGTGGTAGTATTAGGGTCTGCCGTGAAGGGTGAACCTCTTTCGGATAGTACGTCTGCTAAACTAGCATTTGCGGTAATGGTTCTCTCTGGGGTTTCTCTATAAGAAACCTCCGTGGTACACATTAAATCATC